TTTAATGCCTAATGCAGATGCTTTTGTTCCTAAAGCTGATGGTGTGCATTTTAGAATTTTACATAAGTTATCTCTATACATTGTAGGAAAGTATAACTTTAATAAATTAACCTTTTTTGGAGTCCACCGCATAACCTAAATCAGCTTTCACCTTTTCTTGTTGGTTGTGTCGTTCTTGGTACATCTGACCTCTTAAATAAGGATATTTCATCTGGAGTAAACGTCTAATTCTTGTGATACTTTGAGCGTTGCAAAGATCACCGTTTTTGATTAGATCTAAAAACATTTGTACGTTTTCAGGTCTCATTCCACTATCGTTCATCTCCATTGCCCAGTAGTCAGCAATTAAGATATTATCGTTATCTCTTGCGTGTGGGTTGTTTAACAAACAAGCCGTTACTCTTCTTTCAATTAGTTTGTTCATCGTTTAAAAAGTTATTTACTATTTCAGTTGCCTTTTTAAAGCCTTCATTGTAGCCATCCAAATAAGCCTGTTCTTTCTCAAGCTTGAATAACTCTTTGGCTTTAGCAATTTCCTTTTCCCATTGTCTGTGATGACCTGAAAAGATTTGCTCTATTAGATACTCTAAACTGCTCATTTTTTTAACTCCCTTCTGATACGTCTCATAGTACGATTAAAAACTTCTGATTGATGTCTGCTAACTCTTACAGGCTTTTCTAACTGGTAAGGAGTTGCCTCATCCTGTTGTTCAAACCATTTTTGAAACTTCAAGAAGTCAAAATAAATCTTAATTAGCACCGATATTCCACCAATGACTAATGCTGCTAATAAATATCCTACGTCTATCATGGGTTCAAAATTAAACTATTTTTTTAATATTGCAAAATTATTTTAGAATTTTAGTTAAAAGTTCTGATGCTGCTTCTAACTTCTCGTCTATCTCTTCCTTTACTAAATGCAATTCTATCTCTGCTACATGGATTTCTTTGCCCATTGGCATTCGTGAGTCGTAGGAAACAAAGTAACCTTTTTCAAGTCCACTTGCTATCATGCCAAGTTGCATCTGCCAATAGTATTCTGGGTGAATCTCTTTTAAACTATCTGCATCGTAGATTTCAAAGTTCTTTAGATGAATAGCGGAGTTATAAGGGCATTTAATCTCAAGAATGGCATCTTTACTCAAGCCGTCAGGAGAATAGCCGCTAAAGTCTCCGTAAGGGATAAAAACGTATGTTTCTCCACCATAGTAAGTAAACTCTTCAAACGTGATCCGTGAGAATTTACTAAAACCTTGTGACTCGTGTTCTATTCCCCAATCGAGAGCCTGACCGAATATTTGTTTCTTCTGACCGGTGAGAATCTCTGCTGCTTTCTCATATACGAAAGTTTCTGCCGTTTTAGAAAGGGTAGAGCCATTGCGACTGCTACCCATTAACTTATAAATTTCAGAGGCTGTGAAGCGAGATAATCTCGCCTCTTGCCATCTTTCTGCTGATTTAGTTATTGTTATTTGCATCATTTAATAATCTTTTAAGTATTTCTTTTTCGTGTTCTGAGAATTTACTTAACTCATTAGACAATCTTTGCTCGTCTTTATTCTTATGCTTTTCCCAAAATGAATCTATGTCAATCATACCGTTTTTACTTGCTGCATTTATTACTGGATTGTATGCTTTTCTATTTTCCAACTCCGTTAGTATTGCACATAGTGCCGCCTCTAAAAAGTTGTTTTCTTTTTTAAGCATTGATAGTTGTTTTATTTCTTCCATTTGTATAGGGTATTTTTCTTGATAGTTATCTTTTATAGTTCCTTCTAACCAATTTATTTCATGTGGCTTTTCTGGGTATTCTCTGTAAGGAGAATCAAACGGTGGTAATGTACTTTGGCAAGGCATTATTTTAGTTTATAATTATTATTCAACATTCATTTAGTAGCCGTCAATAATACTTTTACTTCGTCAGTTATAACGTACTTTGCCTCAATGTCAGATACACTACCACCTTTTGACAAGTGTTCAAGAGCCTTGCTCCACATTGGGTGCTTTGGGTTAAGTTGCTCTTTTACAGCAGTAACTTTGTGACCACTTGCAGCGTTGCCGTCATCATCTTCTTGGTTAAGATTGAAAATAGATGCTAAAGCATAGCGTCTTGCGTAAGTAATCGCACTACCTTGAGCCTGTGGGTTATTGATATCTTTCATTCTCAATATCTGCTCACTCTTCATCCATTCGCCACTCTCTGCGTGGTAAACAATAGTTACAAGCGACTCGTTATTTGGATGCTGTGTAACCAATAGACCGCACTCTTGCAAGATTGGATTTATTGTTTCAAGGATGCTGGTGAGGTCGGCATAACTACTTTTAAAATGTGGGTTCTTTGCAGTCTTTTTAACGCTGCTCACTTTTGTCTGAAAGCTAAACATAGCCTTCGTCAAGTTGGTAATTTTTTCGCTGGTTATCATAATAGTTTTATAGGGTTTATTCCGAATTGGGTAAGTTCTAAAATTGCATCGTAAACGACAGTAGGATCAACATTATCGCAGTTGAACATATAATCAAATCCTGGATATTCGTCTACTTCAATTTTTTCTATGTGGTCTGCAAACTCGTGAAATAGTTTTTTTGGGATAAGGTCTTGAATTTCAAACCTATCAAACTCAACAGATATAAAATCATCGTAAGTCACTACGATAGTTTCGTCAAGTACTTCTACAAATACACTTGCTTTCATTTGTTCACCTCCTCTAATGCTGTTTTGATTACAAGCATCGCTTTAGGGTTAATTACATCACCGTTTAAATACTTTTTAACGGTTGGCATTGATACACCTGTCTTTTTGCTTACGGTCTTGATTAAGCCGTGCTTCTTGTGAAGCTTAATTACTGCAATGATTTCTTTCAGTTCCATACCACAAATATACAATTATTTTTAATATTACAAAAATATTTTACAAATAAGAGCAAAAAAAAGGGGATGTTACTCCCCTGCTAAAGTGTCTGCGATGTATTTGCCTATCCTGTCAGAAAGAACTTGCTGCATTTCTCTTGTGAGTGCAGGTGATATAAAGGGTCTTGCCTTTGTGCCGTTTCTGTGAATCTTTCTTGCAATAACGTAAGCAAGAGATTTAGTTGCTGTACGTCTATCTTGATTCTTGGATGTTCTGACTTGAATTCCTTTATTAAGTATCCACTCTTCAATAGATTTTTGTAAAGTTGGATTACTTGGCGAGTTGGTTCGTGTTGGTGGTCTACCGTTTTCTACCCATTTCCAATAGTCCAACATTTGTATTTTCAGATTATATCCTGTTTTTGTTCCTGTTATTTCAGGTTCAATCTGTTGGTAAAGGTTACGAGATGCAAGAGATTTGTTTTTTTGAAGATTAGAACGAAAGTTGGAAATTAGCTCATTGCCCCAATTCTGAATGATACGCAAAATGCCGTCATCAGATGGTGGATTGTAACTACTCCACTCTTTGCCTATATCATCAACGGTCTTCATTTCATCAACTCACGATTAGCGTAAATGTAAAAGTCTTGCATACGATTAAGCCAACCTTTACCGAAGTCTTTGAACGAAGTAAGCGACTGCAAAAAAGAAACTCTCCAAGCGTAGCAGCTCTCAAACACCCACTTTTCTGACTTTTGCGAAATAAGGCTGTTTAAGGCATTAATTGTCTGTTGCCCTATCTTACCATCAACTTTCAATTTAAATCCGTGAGAGTTAAGGAAACGCTGCATTTGGCGTGATGCACCACCTATACCAGAACCCCAAGCAAAGTCGGCCCAAAATTCAGCGATGATTTGAGAGTTTATAGCAGTAGCGTTAACACCATCCCAATATCTCTGGTAAACGCTTAAAAAGTCATTATGCGTCATCTTGTAAAAACGTGCTATTGACTCTGATGTTGAGCCGTGAATAGTACGCCACACCATCCAAGTGATTCCTTTATTCGTGTGGTAACCGCTTCCGTCAGGTACAGGATGTCTTGAAGCCGTGTCTGCCTTATGTTTAGATAGACCACCTTCCCACTTGAGAATATAGTCGATGTTAGAATGTTCTATTTTTGCCATCTTCAATAGTGATAAGTTTTTGTAAATACCATTGAGCTTTGCGGAGGTCTTCAACCCCATTTTTTCTAGTCCAACGCATAAGATACTTAATAGCGTTACCGTGTAAATAACCTTTAAATGCTTCATAACTCATTGCTGATTCGATAGCATCTATAGCCTCTACTTTACCCTGATAATGTGCTGGTTTGTTTATTACGTCCATAGTGCTTCAAATTCGTAAAGTGGCAAATCTATTAAAAAAGTATGATTACCAGTGCAATAAACATGAGTCATTTCATAAAACTCTGACGCTGCAATGACATGATTAAGGTCAAGCCATCCCTCTTCTACTATCTCAACTCCATCTGAGCCCATGTCTAATCCTAATTTTTCGTAGATTGGATCTATGTTGTCTTCTTGGAATACAAAGTTTACTTTTACTCTCATAATGTTTTATATGTAAATGCTGTGACTTTAATTTCTTCTTTGCCGTCCTTTTGATTTCTTTTTGGATGCAACTCTAACCATCTGCCACCTAAATGCTTCGGAGTGCCTCCTCTTTCAACGTGCCATCCACCCTTACCATTATTATACTCTTCTTTATATGTTGCAGTTCTAACCATTAGAATGTCTCTTAAATGCACTTTATTACTTTCGTTTATTCTTTCAACTGTGTAGGTTAACTCGTGGTCTTCGTGAACGTGTCCCATCCATATCATGTCAGCACCTTCTATCATAGTTGACATACGGTTGTACTGAATGACTCCTTTTGTTACTGGTCCTCCGCCACCGCTACCATGATAATACTTTATTTTAAATGCACAAGAGCTTTGACCACTATCTCTTTTAAAAGAGTAAACTATCCAACCACCGTAACCGCCTATTTCAACTTGTGTGTTATTTTTGCTATTTAATCCAAAAACAAAGCGTTCAATTACATCGGTCTCTTGTCGTTTTAAAATAGCCGTCTCGTGGTTTCCATAACCTACTACTTTTATCAAATGGGCATAAGGGCTAAACCAATCTACTGCATCAGCTACAACAGCGTCTAAATAGTTATTTTTGTTGTGTTCAGGTCTAATGTCTGACTTTGATTTTCGTGGATCGTATGCACCTTGCATTAAACAAAAGGTATCGCCATTAAGCAATATGTCTGCTCCAATTTCTTTTGCTTGATCAAGGTGACGTTTAAGCAAACCTCTGTCGCATTTTGGGTTATCCCAGTGAGCATCACTGATGAGTAAAACCTTTTTAGGGGAGAAGTTGTTGCGTAGTACATGGACGTTATTCTTCATATAATTAGTGCTAATATGATTATTGACCAAGAGATGATAGCAAAAGTCTTGTACTTTTTTACCTCTCCTTTTAAATCAAAATTAGCGTTTTTTAGTTCGATGATTTCGGTGTGCTGTTCTTGAATGAGAATTGAGTCATTAATAGCCAATTTAACGTATAATGACTGCTTTTGCCGACATTTGTGTAGTTCTAATAGACGCAGATTAATTTCCTTAATCGTGCTGTCGGAGAATTGAGAGAATAGACTCCGTGGTGTGAGCAGAAGTGATAGAATCAGCAAATACTTTGTAAATGCTATCGTGCTTTTTTTCAATCTCATATATTTCTCTGATTATTACTATTCTACTCGTATCAGGTTGGGATGTCGCAGTAGCTTTCGAGGAAGGGTGTGTTAACCACAAAATCAATACCATGGCCAGCAACAACGTCCAGTTTGCTATCAAAGAAAGGTTCAGCCGTTGCACTAACGACAATCTCGAAGTCTGTATCCGTAACATTTCGTTTAATTAAAGTAACAATATCTAAAATAATTCCTGCCGTGTCAGAAAGCACCTCAATGGTGTTAGAGCCACTTTCAAACTGCCTGTCCATGACAAGCATCGCAAAGTTGTAACTAACCAATCTTGCTTCTGTGTTAAAAGTAAAGCCGTTAGGCACTAACCAAACTAAAGGGTAGTATTTAACCTCTTCAACAGCAAAGTCAAATTCAGCTCCTACTGCGAACTTGCCCACCATTTTGTGGCTTTCCGCTTGAGTCTGAATGTGTGTTATTATTTGGTTTAATGTCATAAAGCTTGATTAGTTTCTTTTCGTTTTTTAACCGCCATTTATTTTTTTCTGTAATCATGAGGGAAGTCATAATTTTTAAAGCATTCATCTTCTGTACCTGGTAAGTACATACCTCCAAAGAAAGCCGTGTTACTTGGATGGATAACATCAAATCCACTACCTGGATTTAAGTACAACGGATAAAGAGTCGGATTTTCCTTGAGATAATCTCTTAAGCGTTCTGCGTAGTATTCCGCCTTGTCTCTATATCTCTGTTCGATTAGAGTCAATTCACTTGGTGTGATTGGATTAGCATTGTCTGCTGTCCTCGAAGATACGCTTTTATTTAAGAATTTAAAAGTCATTGGAAGCATTGACTCTACCAATGTGTAGTATTTTAGACAAGGTGCTATATAAGAGTCTAAAAGCGTTGTGTTATCAGCCGTCAAAGTTCCGTTAAATGCTTGGTCTTGCAACTCATTGTAAATGCCAGAGCCGATGACATCTCTTACATAAACCTCTTGAGCCTCTTTGATAGCAGACTTAAGAAGTTTATCATCAAGATTTTCGTTGATTGGTGTATTGTCCTTTAAAAAGGAAACGGATATAAAGTAAACAAAATTAGCCATTTTTTCTTCTTAATAGTTGTGATTTCCAAATATGTCTGCAATAAGGAACGTGAACAGCAGGAGAAGAGCCTTTAACGGTCATCCAACCTCCTCTTCTTTTCCAAGCGTCATAACCTACAATAGTTGAGATTTGGTCAATGTCTTCTCTTGAGTATACACGATTTAAAGCGATTAGCCTTCTGCAAAAATCTCTTGAAGTTGGGATAACATCGCCACCGCTGATACCAGGTGCTTTCTCGTATGTGTAACGCACAACCAACTCCGTGTCAAGTCCTGACCTTCTCAAATCTGTTCTACCTTCTTCTGATATATTTAAAACAGCATCGTTAGGAACTATTCTTCCGTCATTAATCATTCTATCAACCGCTTCAGTGATTAACGCAGGATCCTCTTTAATGTTGTTAGCAAGGTCTTGTAAAGTAAGTTGGTTATTACCTTGTAAGAATTGCAAAATAATCAACTCAAGAGCAGATGCGAACTGCATTGGTACTGACTCAAACATTTCAGCAGATTCGCCATATTTTGAAAATACTTCTAAATCTCTGTCATCATCCCAATTAAAAGGGTTTTCACAAGAGCAACTCTGTTTTGAGAATTGTACGGTCTCGGTCATTCCCATTTCTTTTCTTGCCTCTGCTTGAGTGATAATGCCCTTTTCAAATAAAAGAACGTAGTCAAGTCCAATAGGAGGTTTATTCTTGGTTATGAGTTTAACAGGAGTAATGTATTTAAAGATAGAAGTTAACGCTCTATCCATTTGATTTTGTCTTGGCTCAATGTAAGACGTTTGAAAAGCCTCATAAGCTTCAATGATTTCACTTCTGCCGCCCAACTGACCTTCTGTCTTGATTCCAAATAACATCGGAGAAGTTACTCTATGAGCCATTAAAATCTCTTGCTGCACCGTCTGATTTAGTATGTCAAACTGCTTATCAAAGTCGGATGGTGTTAGGTTGTTGACGATTGACGGAGTTTCGTTTGGATCATTAAACTGAATGATGATTGAACCAGCATTATCCGTTCCGCTAAAATTCTCCTTAAAGCGTCTCATCGTTTGACGAGCTTCTTCAGGAGTTGGAATGCCTTTGAATAACTGAAGTAAGGTTTGTGCAGAGAAACCACTCTTAATTGAGTTTAAATGGAAGTTTGCTATCTCCGTGTCAATCTCTATATATTTAAGAGCAGACTGATACGGTGCAGTAGGATATTCGCCTTGACCTGCTTTGTATAGTTTAAAGTAATAAAGTTGCTTATTTTCTCTAGTCAATGGATTCCAACAATAGTAATAAATAGGCTCTACTTTTCTATCGCTCCAATCTTCAGCGTACCAATAGTGACCGTCAAGTGAGTGACGAACATTTTGAAAAGGCAAGTGATATATTTCAGCTACGGAGGTTTTCGCCTTATTCCAAATAACTTCCAAAGCGAAGCCGTCAAAAAGTTCAAGGTCCGCTGCGATTTTAGATTTAACGTCATCAAATGACTCGTAAGCGTTAATGGAAGCAAGTCTATCATTGGCTATAGTTAGTTGCTCTGTGTTGTTTGCTACTACCTCTGTCTTGTCCCCTGCTATGTACGCTGCCTTTTGTGTTACGATAGCACCGTGTTTTGGTGAGCTATTGAACAAGTCAATAAGCATATTTGGGTAGCGATTGTCTGCTCCGTAGGTTATATAGTTCTTTGCCTTATTCTCCTTGAATAAAGGGATTTTACTTTCAGCAAAGTTTATTCTTAAAAATTCAGTCATTTTCCTAGTCCTTTATATGATTAAATGATTCGTGCTTGTTTTTATGTTTTTTATGTCTGCCTAATTTTACTTTAGGCTTACTTTTATCATTATTTTGCTGAACCTTCGCCAAAGTACTTTTCTATTAAAAGTGAGTCGTTAGCCTCGTGAATCTCAACCAAAACTTGCATAGCACTATCGTGCATCTCTTGGCTTTCGTGTATCTGCTCTTCCACTTTTTCTTCGATAGTTGGTCTTGTTGTTAAGGCTAAAATAATTACCAGTAGCCCCAACGCTGCTAAAAATTTCATATTTTACCGAGTTTTTTGTAAAGGGTTATTTCCGTAATTAACGCTGAACACAATGAATCTTGTGTTTTTAGTTGACGTGATAACTTTTCCAATTTTGCCTCGCACTCAAAAAGTCTTTTTTCACATCTATCGTTGATGTCGTGGGCTTGGTTTTCGGTGCGGATATATAACACGCTGACCACGATAAGCAAAAGAAACATAATTGCTTTACTTGGGTCTGATTTAAATTCTTGAAAAGTTATTGGAAATTTCATTTGTATCAGTTAGTTTCATTTGGGAAAGGTGGTTGTGTTACTTCAAATTCAATCGGTTCGCCTAATATTGGCAGCAATGATTCGTCAAATAATATGTACCAAAATTGTGGTGTGTTCAATTCTGCAAACTGATAGTCAACCCAGTTCTGAGTTACATCCTCGGGCGAAACAGGGATGCCGTAGTAAGCATTACACGCCTCACGGGCTGCGATTGCGTCTTGTTTTGTTAAATATTGATAGCCGTTAATATAGTGCATAATAGGAATTTATATTTATTTGTATTCCTGTCCTATTGGAAGATTCATCAGATGGATAAATTATTAATTCGCTTAAAAATGAATTCATTCCAGCAGTTGCTGATTTTGAACCAATTTTTGGGTTGGAATTTATTCCAACAGCATTTGTGGATGTATTGAAAATTTGCGTTCCATTTAAGTACGATGTATAGTTACCACTTTTTGATAAAACATTATAAAGATTTAATTGTGCTAATGATGTAGTAGGGTTTCCAATTGTATGTCTTACAGTTGAAAAAGAACCTTCATAAATATTAGAATCAATAAATGGATAATGATTCAATGATGCAGATGTACCAAATGTTACGAATCCTGAATCTTGTTGAGTTAAAGGAGGGTCATTTTTTGCCTTAATCACCATAAACATAGTCACAGATGATGCACTAAATGTTGTAAAATCAAGACCAGAAAGCCCAAATAACCAACTAATAGTCGGTTTTGTATTTTCTAAAATAACACTTCCGCTATCAACAATTTGCGGCTGATTTGCTGCGGTACTTTGTGTAGCATTTCTTCCGTTACCCGATTGGTCATACCAAGTTGTAACAAAAGCATTTAAATGTCCTGTACAATATCCCTGAAGCGTTGCAACGTCTAATTCATTATTGACAAACCCTATGTTATATTCAGGCTGCCCCGTTGTATCTATACGAACACGAATAGCAGAACCCGTATATGATGTTTCTAATTTTCTTAATGAATAAGCAGCCGCAGCGGATGGGTATAAATCCAATAAAAATGGCGTAAAATTTATACTTCCAATAGTCCCCAACTGCGTTGGAAATTGTCCAGCATACAACTTGTCGCTGAATAACTTACTTCCAAAACCTCTAAAAATCCCGAAATCAGGCATTAATAATCTCCTTTTATTGCAAATATGTTAACTCCGTCAGTTATTGCGACCGTAATTCCTACTAAAACCTTTTGACCGCTTTTTAGTTGTAAGTCAGAGTATGCAGTTACTTGTCTTTGGGATGTTGTTGTAGTTGATGCAGTAACCATAGGTAAAGCAATTTCATCAAATAACTTTGGACTCGTCCCGCTAGTATTAGTTATGAAAATCAAGACGCTTGTAGCTACGTTAGTACCTGCAACCTTTGCTCCTATTTGAGTAATTTTTGTGCCATCAGTTGCAGCCGTTAGTAACTCTGCAAGGTTGGTTGTAGTTGCTCCTGTTCTATCAGTAGTCGCAGCCGTAACCGTGACAAACTTTGCCTCTGGTGTTAATGCGAAAATTGGACTTGTATTTGCTGCCATTTTTAGTAGTTATAAAATAAGTATAAATTTCCTCCTGTACTTGGAGGTATTGGTAGATTTGTTAAATTGCTTCCGTCTAAAGCAGGTAGTTTAGCGTTTGCGTCTAACTGCACTAATTTACTTGCTGCGTTGAAAGTATTGCCTTGTAGGGTGACATTTGCTGATAATCTGTTATCTGATAAAGTCCCACTTGAAATATTTGATGCGTTGGTTGTATCTACGTTTGCAACATTGTCTAAACCAACTTGTGACTTTGTTACTGCGTGAGGGTTGTTTGTATCTGCAACGTGGTTGTTTAAAGTAGTTAAATTAGCAGTTATTTGAGCTTGTAATTTACCAAAGGCAACCAACACCGAATCAGTAGCAGAAATAACCGCATTTATAACTAATGACAAACCTGTCAATAAAACTGCTCTTACTCTTGCTGCTGTAAAATACTCATTTGTGCCTTCAGAGATGTTAGTAGTAGTTAAAACAACTGCTCCTGTTAAACCGTTAACGCTCTGAACATTTCCTTGTGATGAAATAGTAATAGTTTGAGCATTGTCGTTATAGGTAAAAGATACGTTTGATCCTGCAATTAAAGACGCTTTAACCTTCGTGTAAACTCTTGTATTTGTGAAATAAAGGTTAGTACTGCCTTCAGTTAAATTATCGGTTGTATTAGCCTCTAATACCCTTTGACCAATATTTGCAAGGTTTGTTCTTTTAGTAAGGTTTTGGCTATAGTCAACTATTGGAATACTATCTTGGTTTACGTCAATAGTTCCTATCGGTTCAAGTTGTGAAATTTTCTGATTAGCCATAATAGTTAACTATCCTGCCTCCTTGCTCAAGTGCTAAAAAATCTCCGCTTTCAGTCAATAAAAAATACGCCCTTAAAGCGTCAACATCGTATATCTCTTTGGTTAAATCCGTAAATCTCTCAAAGCCTAAATCTCTTTCAGTAGTATAAAGTTCCTTATCAAGCGTTGGCTCGTAAGGTTTACCCAATGGTCTTTCTGTGGTGTATAGTTTTTTAGGCAATTTCGTAGAATAATTCTTCGTTTCGTAAAGGTATTACTTTAAGAATACCTGTTTCAACAACCTCATCAGCATTTGCAGGGTTTAAATTGTTTAGATCTGCTTGAGCATAAATAGTGTAAAGATGCTCACCAACATCTAAAGTTTTTGCATCTGTGTCACCCTCACTAAATTCAAACTTATTGTATCTATGCTTGTAATTGCTGACATCTGCTAAAATGAAATTCTTAATGTTATCCGTTTGTCTGGACTTCATTGAGAATAAATAAGTAGGATTTGCAATCGTGGTTTTCTCCGTTAAAGTGAGATACCAAAATACACTATCCTGCTTTGTTACGTTTATCATTTTATATAATTAGCAAAAGTTCATTTTTGGCAAACAAAAAAGGGAGACCGAAGCCTCCCCTTTGAGATGAAAGAAAACTATATTAGATACCCAAAGCAGTCACAACAGCAGTTTGCAATTTGTAAGGTGCTTCAGCCTCAATCGCACTTAAAGTGAAATTGTAGCCGTAGTTATCACCCATTGCAGTTCCTGTCTCTTGCGTCATCGCTGTGATGTCACATCCGTACTCTTTCCCAACTAACCAATAGATTGAGTTGTTGTCTTCTACTACACAAAACACTCTGTTTTGAGCGAGAAGTTTCAACTCGTTACGCTTGGTGGTAGCCAATTTGCGTAAACGTGCAACTACGTCAGTTTGGTTAAATACAGTTCCGTTTTCTTGAGATACGTTAGTAGTGGTAGTCATAGAACCCACACCTTTAGGCATATCGTAAGTATATACGTTGCCAGAAGCGATGGTGGTTGCTGTAACCTCTCCACCACTAACGGTAAACCCTGTTGCTGCAAAGTTAATCAAGTGGATGGCTTTTACGCCTCCTACTGAATCTTTACAGTCTAATGCGAATCCCGAAGTTAGAGAGCAGCTCATATTCTATGAAATTAAGCTAATTTGAACTGAACGATTTGGTCAGGGAATGCAATCTGAACACCTGTCTTCAATGCAGCACGGAAACGAACTTCATCGTTATCACGAGAGTAGAAGATTTGGTAGTTTTCGTACTCGTTTGCAAGGTCAGTACCCATGTAGAAGTTACTCAATTTACCCAAGTACATACGGTTAGTACCGTTCAAACCACCTACAGCAATCATCTTGATGTTAGTTGCAGGAATAGTAATTTCCATTCCTTCGCTTTCAGCAGCGTAGTGAAACAAGTTGCTATTGCGAAGAGCAGTAGTATACTTCTTGTAAGTGTCAATACCTACCCAAAGAACCAAGTCATCAGCATCTGAAATGTCAGCAGGAACTACTGCGTACATATTGTCAATCAAATCTTCTACGTTAGCAATAGTGATTGCAGTAGCAGAAGAAGTGTTACCTGCTACGGTTGAAGCAGAAGCAGCATCGATGATTTTTACAAATCCGTCAAAACGGTTAGTATTAGGGTTAGTGTTAGAAGTAGCAGTATCACCTTGCCACATAGCAACCTCAATCAATTTAGCGATGTTGTTTGCTTTGTCTCTACCGATTTGCTCTTCAAAAGGAAGTTCAGTTGCAGAACCTGGAGCGATTTGAGTTTGCATCCACTTTGCTTCCAAAGTCTTTGGACACATAGTCTCTTCAACTTTCATTGCACCTACTGTGATAGTACGCTGTGTGAAAGTAGTAGTTCCACTTGGGTTGTACCCACAACCGTCAGCTTGTAGGAATACTGAAGTAGTCAAGATGTTCAAAGCCTCCGCAGACTTAACACCTACTTGAACTTGACCTGCTGCTTGTAAAACTGCTGCGGTCTTGCCACCAAACAAAGACTTAAGTACTAACTCTGTAGACTGCTCGTTGGTGTAATTAGCTAATGCTGATACGTTAAATGCCATATTTTATTTATTTTTTAGGGTTTGTGCTATTTTGATAATGTTTGCAAATTGCTCTTCTTTCTTGCTCAATTTTGCAGGTGCTTTTACAGGCTCTGCTGATGGTAAGTCTGCTACTTTCTCTACAAGGTCAACGGTTTTAGAAAAAGACTTTTTCATTTTCTTAAGTTCTTCTCTGATTACCTCAACTTCTTCCAATACAGGTGCGATAGCTTCTGCGATTGCTTCCAATACTTCAGCAGCAACTATTGGACTAACCTCTTCAGGTACTTCAACAGGTACTTCTTCTAATTCTACTACAACCTCTGCTTCGGTTTCAACGATTTCGGTAACAATACCGCCTTCAGTAGTTACAAGCATTCCGCCTTCTACTTCGTGAGTTGCGTCAGGAGCAGGTACAAGACCTTCGCCAGTTTGAACAAATAAAGGAGTACCTACTGCAAGTTCTCCTTCCCATTCTACGATAGTGCCGTCAACGAGCGTAGCGGTAGCCATTTCTACCTTTTGCTCTTCAGCACCGAACAACAATGTTCTGATTTCGCTGATTACTTCTTTTGAATTCATTTTATTTATAATTAGTGGTTTACTTTTTTTGGCTCAATTTTTACCGTCCCATTTCTCAAGGATGCGTTTTAATTTGCTGACCATAGCATTAGCGATTTTATCTTCTGTGGACTCTTGAAAGTCAAACATTCCCTCAACTGAAAAGCCTTTAAACTCGCCCTCTTTTACTCTTGCCCATATTTCATCATCGTTTACTATGTAAGACAAGAACCATGATCCGTCAGCAACTTCTTCGTAACCTTTTGGCGGCATTATACCTCTTTCTCTGTCAACAATAAAAGACTCAAATAGCGATAGTCCTTTTACTGCTTTGTCGTGATGGATATTAACTGCATCGTACTTGTCGCCTCTGGCCCACTTCTTTGCAATTTCAAAGATTGTTTCTTTATCAAACACTACATAGTATTCGCCTCTGATTTCGTCATAACGGTAGATAGGTAAATCCGCAATCATTGCAGCTCCAGAGATGATTCTCTTTTCTTCGTTCTGAATCTCAAAACGTGCTTTTCTTGCTTTGCTTAACTCCAACTCTTCTAATTTGCGTTCAGTCCATCTCAACATTTCTTCTCCACCCCATAAAAGATAAGAAATGGTACCACACGCTTTAGTGTCTTGTGGGTTATAGTATTCTTTTGCTCTTGACAAATAAGAGTAAGTACGTTTGATTGTCTCAATAGAGAGATTCTCGTTAGCAACTAACTGCCTTGCTCTATTCTTTCCCACCAACGTAGCACATTCATTACCTACTGCCTCATTTAGGTTTATTCCTCTCTGTGCGTTTTGTGATGCTGCTTTTGGGTAGTCGTTAAAAAATAGTTGCTTGTCAAAATATTGAAAGTATCTTTCTATTGCAGGGTTGGTCACAAGAGATACAAATTCTACTCCTGTTTCGTCATCTGGATTTATAACAAGTTTGTAAACGGGTAATTCCATTTCTATTATAATTAGTGATTTAGTTTAATTGGCTCAATTTTAACCACCTAACACGCTTACTGATTGATTAGATGCTACTCTTCGTTGTGTTCTTGTTATGTCGCCTTCGAGTACAAACACTTTTCTATTTGTGGCTAAAATGTCTTCTGTTTGCGGAAGTGAAGAAGAACGCACTTGAACGCTTGGTACATTTGTCCCTTGATTAGGACTTGGTGTACTTACTTGACCGCCAGAGAAAGTTTGATTTCTTATTTGTTGAATCTGTGCTAATCCGTATGCTGCTGCTGCTGCTGCCTGAATAAAAGGGTAAGCAGGTAAAACCGCAGTCAATGGTGACTCTTGAGCAGACTTAAAAGCTGCAATAGTACCTTCAATAGTTGAAATAGTAGCTTGAACTAAAGCAAGTTTTTTTCTTGTTTCAAAAGCCTTTCTTTGCCTTGATTCATCTTCACCTGCAAATGCAGTTTGAAGAGCAGAAATAGCACCAAAGACATTGACAAAAGTGTCTAATAATTCTCTGCCATAGGCTTTTATAAATAATTGACTTTGTTCAAGCGTAGTTTTTTGCTTTTGCTGAATAGCATCTAAAGTTATAGTAACTTGTTCTAATTGTGCTTGTGCAATTATGTCGGTTTCTTCAAGTTGCTTACTTGAAAAAGTCCTTAATTCACGCTCACGCTTTTCTCTTTCTCTTTGAATGTATGCACCAAAAGTATCTATTTCTTCTTTTTCAGTTTTAGTGTTTACTTCTCTTTGTGCTTTCGCTTTTTCTGCTGCTTGTTTGTCAAGTTCAGCAACTTTATTTGTAAGTTTTAATTTTTCGTTTACAAGTCTTTCATTATTTAAGGCAATTTCTTTGAGATTGGCTTCTGCTCTTTTTCTATCAGAATCTGCTTCTTCAACTCCTAATACTCTTAAATCATTTATATACTTATTTCGTGCTGCTACTTTTTCTTTAAGTTCTCTTTGCCCTGCTGCAAGTCTTTCTGAAACCCTTTTTAATTCATCTCTTGTGTATTGTTCATCTCCCTTTTGTAATTGCTCACGTTCTTTTCTTAATTTTTCAAGTTCATCATTGTACTTCTTTTGTTGTTCTGCTGCTTGTGCAGTTTCTTCACGAAGTCTTAAAAAGTTTGCAACTAATAAACCTACACCGACTACTGCCGCACCAATACCACTTGAAATAAGAGCCGTTCTTAAAGTTGCAAATGCTGCTACTAATCTTTCTCCTACTAATGTAACAAGTCCTTTGATAGCACCACCAAACTCTTTAAAGTCTTTTAATCCTTGTGCTAAAACCATAGCACCTTGAACCTTTATAAGTATCTTTTCAAGTTCTTGACTTTCGCTCCCAAAAATAGCTAAAGAACCTGCTGCAATTTCAAAACCTGCTGCAAGTCCTTGTACACCTCTAAATAATTGGTCAACTCCTCCTTTATTAGCGTCAATGGCTTGATCTAATTGTTCAAGTTGCCCTTTATACTGACCTGCTCTTTTTATTGCCTCTTGTGTTCTCTGGTCATTAATTCCGTATTGCAGAGCAAGAGCCTCAACCTCTCGTTGGGTTTTCGCAACCGCATCTCCTAAATCTTCAAAGCCTTGAGCTGCCTGTTTGACCGTAGCCGTTCCGTCTACGTTTACGTCTATATTAACTGAAGTTTCTATCGCCATTTTTTATTCTGTTATTATCCAATATTGTGTGCCGTCTGACACGAATTGATGAAAGCTATTTTTTGCGTTCTGTGTGTGAGATATTGAGTCATCTATCAAAATAGAGCCATCTCCTGCGTTAATGGTTATAGAGTGATTTGATGCCGTCTTTTTAATGGTGTACATTTTACCACTATTTGCTGCCGTTGGAGTTGGAAGAGTCACCGTAATAGAGCCTCCACTTGTATTACATAAAATTAACCAATCTTCAGAAGTGGCTAAATAAGGAGAATCTGCATTAGTTATAGTTGTAACCTTTCCGCCTGACATCCAACTTCCCAAACAAGGGTAGTTTTCAACGTAAAGCCTATCATTGTATGGCACGTTGTACTCATTGCACCTAATTGCAGTCACTCTGTCGTAATTGTCAGGTATTACAACTCTTTCTGAAGATGTAACTACATTGTAATCACCGCCTACGTTGTTAAGATTACCAACTACTACGTTTTGCCCTCCTCTGCCTGTGCTGTTGCCAACATACACTCCTTTCGTTGAGCCTCCTGTAGTGCTACTCTTGTAACCTGCTGGAATAGTCTCTGCTCCTCCACCTGTGTCAACGACATCGTTAAACCCTAAACTCTTTTTCGTAGATGTAAAAGGCTTATAGTATTTAACCAATAAAAACTCACACTCAAACACATCGTCAACTAATGGGTTATAATCGCTGACCTTTTGAAGTCTCCAATATTGACCCTCGAAGAAATAAAGGTTTGACATCTTCATCGTCTGCCAATCTTTAGGAGTAATTCTAAAAAAGCCTCTAAATATCTTGCTATCTCTGTCTGTAATTTCGGTTAAAGTCTGATAGTAATAAGTATTTACTAAATTCTGATTGCTATACTCAAGAGCCAATTTTGTCTGAACTTCACGAGGCATCCCAAAATTAAGGTCAAACTGCATATTTGCAGGATCATCGATATGAAGAGTTAAAGGATAAGTTGTTCTGTTGTCGCTGATACCAGGTGAACCAAACTCGTACAATCTGTACAATGGGCAAGTTACCAAACCACCGTAATACATAACCCTTAACTCACCTATCTTACTATCTTCGTTTGTCGCTTGAGAATAGTAGCGTCTTTGCTGTTGGTCTTCTACCATCAACGTAGGTACAAAGGTCACATCTATCTTTTTCTCATTCTTGATGAAATCGTTGTCAATAGTGTACGTTCTTTCTCCATATACTTGGTTATGGTATGTCTTGTATTGCTTGTTTTCTTCGTCTTGACCTTCCTTATAGCTGAATTTATACGGATTGCCTTGAATCTCTCCGTATGGCACTATCTCGTAAGGCTGTGAGTAGTCCAATTTTTGAGACCAATCAACAGAACCGACATAGAAGTTATCTCGTGTTTGTATTCTTAAGACTCTTGAATTTTGAGTTGGCTCAATGTACAAATTGAACATCTTGACAAAGTTTGCCAATAACTCTGTCTGTGTATATTCCCCTGTAAAGAAAGAAGCAAAATCTAAAATAGATCCATAAGCGTAACCATTAGAAAGGCACTTGTTATAAATGTAGGTTTCAGGTGTAATATCTAGAGTTTGCTGATATGCCAAAGCACCTCCTGCGGAAGTCTCAACCCAACAAGATACAAACTTGATTTCTACCTCTTGACCTGACAGCAGTTGCACTCCAACCGAACAATCAGTATCAAAGACCGCTTGGTTAGAGTTAATATCTGTAATGGCTTGTAATGAAGCCTCATAATTACCATCTACAACAACTGCGAAGTTTGCATAAGCTGCTAACCCATCAGAAGCAGTAAAATTAAAGGAGCCTTCTAAATGAACATAAAATTCGTAGAGAGCAGATGCAGGAGCAGTAAACTTATAATTTGATGTGTTATAATTCCCACCGTTGTCAAAGTTGCCACCTGTTGAATCATTAGCAGCAGGTATAGTTGTACCTAATGCGTTGGAGCCTGTTGAAGTTAAAGTTGTAGCACCTGTAACTTGAGCCTGAAATAGTCTATCTTCTAAATCTGCATCGCTTATCTCAAAGCCTAAATTAGTAAAAGGTATAATAAGCCGTTTGAAACGCTCTAAATTAAAGAAAGAGTCAGAAGTGTATCTGTAACCTGCGTCCGAGAAAATCTTGTCTATTACCGTCTTGGCGTATAAACAAGGAATATGGTCATCTACTCTCCACTCTTTAGAGTTATATCCTTTAGTTGCTCTTTTGGGCAACATTTGAGAATAGACATAGCCTCTACCCAACTCAAAAGTTGTACCACTTGCACCGTCATACCATATAGAAGTATCCCAACTATTAATAATGTTGGTCTTGTTTAAAACGTGGTTGTATTCGCTAAAGTCTAACTCTGATAGTTTCTTATCTTTTATGTTAGTGAACAGGTCAGCAGTCTCTCCGTGAACCGTGCAATTATACTCAATCTGATTCGTGTCAGTTAAAACAACTTCGGTCAATCGCAAGAATCCCACAAGTTGGTCCATGCCGTGTGCAATTATTGTGCAATTGGCTTTCTTGTTTACCTTAAAGTCAGAAATCTGCTGAATGTTGCCTCCAATGGTAACTTTACCTACTTCAAAGAAAGCGTTAAAGAACTTGTTGTTTACTTTGGTACCTGGAAGTGTAAAAGTTTTACTCCAATCGGATGACCGTTTCTCTGGTTCCCTTAAATCGGAAATTTCACGATTAATGAGTAGATTTAAATCATCGTTTACCTCTAACTGATAGCCTTCAGCTATTATTTCTATCATCTGCGTTGTGATTTATCGTTGTAAGAAACTTCTACTTCTAAAGTCAAATTGAACACCTTGTCATTGACGTGGTATCTTCTCTCGTATTCGCTTGTTTTAATGTTAACCGCCTTTAATGATCCGTCATACATCCAAACGTAAGCAGAGCCTATCAACTCTTTTAACCAATCCGCTTCAGACTCTGTGATAAAGTCAGAGTTCAAAATAAAGCGTGTAGAAGAGTCAGTATAGTAGTCCGTGTTGTGGTGGTCTTGACTGCTCGTTTGATATTCTACTGCTGTGTTGTTCAGCGTGTATGGATTGCGTTTGTAAGACTTCCGATTGTATGTGACGTTTTGTCTTTTCAGCATTGAGAATCTGAAAGACTCAACACCGCCTAATTTATTTAAGAAGTATAAATCGACATCACCATATTTTGAGCATCTGTCGTCTATTGTTATTGTATAGGCAGTTCCAATTGTGGCATTGCTGCTGTTCTTTGGTGTAATGGTATATGACTTCGTGCCGACAGGAATACCGTTTGGAATGTTAGAACCAATAGGGAAACGAGTAATGTCTTGAGCCGTTCCATTAATTGTAGTACTACCGCTTGGAGAAAATACAACATCCAAATGATGAAGAGTACCAGCGTGAAGAGCGTAGAGCCAATCTTTTTGATCAATGTGTATGCGTTTATTAAAGTTGTGTGTTAGGAATTTAGCAGATGAGCCTGTACCCATTAAATAATTACCTTCTGCAAATGTCAAAAACTCTTCAGGAGATAAGGCAGCGTTCCAGACTTTTCTTGCTGATTCAGAAGTTACTCCTGTAGACAAGATGATGTCAGAAGTTGCACCTGTGCTATACTCGTATCCGAATCTCGCTTGGTATCTAAAGACTGAATTTGTACAGCCACTTGCTGCACTATCAGAGTAGTTCCAATCGTAAGTCACATAGTTTTCTAAAACTCTGCTGATGTTAAATACTCCCTTGTTTGTGCTACCGTAGTAGATGGGTGCTTTTAACATGGTGATGTTGCCAGAAGCGTTTGAGTCAACGATGACCGTGTTAAACTTAAAATTAAACTGCGAGTAAGTACCTGAAGCACTCTCACTAACTACATAGATGTTATCGTTATATGCAGGTAAAAAACTAATTCCTGAAGCAGGTTGATGCTTAAATGATAAAGCCATACATTAATAAATAACGATAGTTCTAAAGTGTCCTAAATCAACTCATTTAGACAAGCACAGACATAAGCTTCAAATCCTTGCCCTGCTGCCTTCTCTAATCTCTTCTGCTGCTCTTTCTTGATTGTCGTATGAAAGGCTAAAGTGTTTAAAAACTCAATCAATGGCATTTCAAGAATCTTATCCCACTCTGCTCGTCTACCACCTGCTAACTTATCTATGAGTGTAAGCCATCCAAATGCGTCTGCAGTTCCTTCTCCTTCTCCTTCAAATAGGTTAGGGTAGCGTCTAATAACTTGGGAAAGAGAGTCGAAAAAAAAAGAGCGTAATTGTAAAACTTGACAAATTGCAATGTCTTAAATGCCTCTACTTTTGATTCGTAATCATCTTTTACTCTGCGTCCAAAAATATTGACACGATACGATAAGCAGCCAATAATCTCTGGTAGCACATCGATTACATCCTTTTTACTTAACTCTTGCAGTTCGATGAAATGATGAGCGTTCATCTCTTGAGCGTTCTTGACTAATCTATAGCGTTTCCCTTGATGCTTGAATTTAAACTTCAAAGGTGACTTGGGAATCTTCTCTAAAAAGGTTAGGTCTACTTTTCGCAATTCATCAAGGGTCCAAGTCTCAACGTGTTCGTAAGGTAACTCCATCAAAATGCTGACAATCTCTGCCGTGCGTTCTATTGGGTTATTTGTGTCAACTTTATTTATCAGTTGCAGTTTCTCTATTGTTATGTCGTTCCAATTAAGCATAAAAAAATATTCCTTTTTTGTTGTGTTGTTTGCAATCCCAAGCAAGAGCCAAAGACATTACGCAGTCATCGTGTAAACCTTGTGGTGCTGTATATCTCACTCCCGTTCGGGTATATTCAAATTCAAAGTTACGCATTTCGTCTGTTATATTACCGTCAGGGAAAAATATCTGCTGCTGCTGTACTGCTACAACCAAGCCTTCGATAAGTTGCTGTTTGCTTTGTGATGTAAATTTAAAGCCTTTTACTCTTGGATGGTTTCTTTGTAGTTGCTCAACTATCGGATCACCAACGCCAGTACTATCACAATAAGCAGGAGTATTTCCAATTGTCTTGACAATTTTTGTCAATGTCTGATTCCAATCCATTTGAAACCTATCAAAGTAGCAGACTTGCCCTTGTTCATTTAGTCCGATAATAACCGTCCAATCCGTGTACTTTGCTAAATCTATGCCGTATGCTACAGGTGTACCCGAAAGGGTAGGAATTATACACTTTTCGATGTTATCGTACCCGAAAGGGTTTGAATTGTCGTCAGCAGGTTCAGCAAGGTACAATTCTTTGAAGATATGTGACGGCAGGTCTCGTTTTGCCTGTTCTATCTCTTCAGGTTCAATAATCCCTTCTTTAGCTGCATCGTAAGCTGTGATTTTAAAATACTCGTGGTTTGGCTCTCCTGCTTTGGCTCTCTCTCCTAATTTGTAAAACCAATTCTTTTTACCTTTTACGTTACCGATTAGTTTGCACTTGCCTTGAGTTGCAGTTAGCGTTGAGCGTAGTGCATACCAGGAATCTTCTCTTGCTCTGGATGCTTCGTCAAACACAGCAGCGTAGACATCATCTCCGTATAAATTGTCAGGCTTTTCTGCTGACTTAAATTCTATCCGTGAGCCTAAAGGAGTTGTCAGAACGAGTTTAGATTCATTTGAGTGAAAGAAGTTTTTTTCGTTGACTTGAGCCTTCATCCTTCGGAATGCTATCTCCGCTTGTTGGTATACAGGAGCAACCCACCAAACCGCTTGGTTTTCTTTTAGCGTTAAAGCTTGTTCAAATAGCCAAATAATGTGAGATGCAGTTTTACCTGTTTTGGTTGAGGCAGCAGTAATTGTATAACGTGCAGGACTATCAAGGATTGCCTTTTGATATGTGGTCAAATATGGTCGCTTGTAGTTTATCTGCATGAATTTTTCCGTTATTTACCTACTACCTTTTGAATAAACTCTAAACGTGTTTTATTTATGCTCTGAATGTTGTGATGCTCGTTGCAGTAGACGTGGTTAATCTTTCCTACCTCTTTAGATTTGCCTGACTTAATCAACTGCTCAAGTGGTGTTTTCCAATCGTTGTTGCTAACAAAAAATACACCTAAATTGTTACGATGGTTTGTGTATGGTTCTACCGATGAAACGAGAATAGGCAAACGATAAGCCGCAGCCTCAACAATTTTAAGCTCTGACTTGTATCTATTGAAATGCTGTGCCGTTAAAGGTGCTAAAGCAATGTCAATTTCAGAGTAAAACTTTCCATAAGCAGCAGGGTTAGTTCCTTCCCTTCTGACAAACCAATCTGGTCTATCTTTTTGTTTGCGTCCTGTTATTGCCTCTTCCATCGTTGCCCATAGTCTACTATTCTCGTGATGACCTCCCATCAAGAATCTATAGCCGTATTTTTCGCAAAGTGGTGCTATCTGTCCGCTTAATAGTTTTAAGTCTTCAACGTGGCTTATTCCACCTATCCAGCCTATTGTCAGATCGTGTTCTTCAGTTGCCATCCATTGCTCTTGAGTAAAGTCTAAAGCGTTGGGTGCAATGCAGATATTTTCACCTTTATAAAACTCTGTTACCTTGTCTGCAAGTTGTGGAGTTGTGACCATTACACCGTCAGCATAAGTCAATGCGTTTTTAACTCCGTCTTTAATGTAGGCTCTGTAAAACTGATAAGCAGGGTTGTACTTTGGTAGTACCCAATAATCATCTAAATCTACAATGTAAGGAACTTTTAGTTTTGCAAGAATCGGCAGTATGTTGTATTGGTACCTGCCTAACCATCGATTGAAGATAACGACATCGTACTTTTGATAGTCCATGTTAACCCAATCATTCTGGTCATGGCTTACATCAACTTCAACTCCCAAATCTAATTGCATACGAACATAAGGAGTGTACAACCTATGGAAGCTCACTCCCGTATATCCGTCAAACAAACAAAGAATTCTCATCAGAAAGGTAGATCATTTTTTGGCTTTGGCAAAGCGACATAGTGTGTTGCCTTGCTCTTCTCGTTTGGAGTTTTGAGTTTACCTACTCTTACTTTTACATCTCCATACTTGTTGATTTCTAACTCACCGCTTTTGATTGCAGCGTTTAATTTTTCGATGTTGATTGTTACGTTAAGACCGTACTGGTCTTCCCAAGCATTTCCTAAATATGTTGTCATTATTCTAAATTAAGTGTTACGTTTATTACTTTCGCTTCTACGGTAGCTTCTACGCTTTCCTTTGGCTTTCCGAATACTCTTGAGAGTAGTGTGTCCATAGAATAAAGTGAGCCTTTCTCGTAGCTTTTAATGATGGCTTTTGCTACCGTCTTTTCTAACATAGTTGCATCTTCGTTCTTTAAAACCTCTTTGATGTTCTTTTCGTCCATCGCCATAATAGCTTGAATCGAATCGTTTACTTCGCTCAAAGAGTAGCCGTTCTCCTTCATCAAAGTAGTGAATTTCTTTGGTCTACCTTCCATATGTCTGCGTTCATCTTCGCCTTTTTTGAACGGTTTTAAATTCTGTTCGTTTGCCATATTATTTCACAGATTATTCACAGATGTAAATCTATTTTATTTTCCCAAATTATTTCATGCACTCGCTCTCTAACTTTACCGTATGTATCAATGACCTCTCCTGTATCAGTTTCGTTGTACCTAGTCTTGGTTCGTAGATAGTCTTCTATTTCAGTTAGTGCTAAATACATTTGTCGAGCCTGTTGGAAGATTTCTAATTCGGTTCTATCTTCATCGTTGAATTGGTAGTTTACTTGCATTCGTTCATTTTTACTTTGTGTACGACTTTTAGCATTTCTTTATGCTGTTTTTTATCTCCGAAGTCTATGTGACATTGTCTGCATAGAGCCATTAGGTTTTCGATTGTATCTGCGTGTTTAGAGCCACCCATACCTCTTGCTTCGATGTGATGAATATCTTGAGCCTTAAGACCGCACATTTCACAAGGTATAAAATCTGATGTATCATAGCCGAAAAAGTTAAGATATGTCTTTGTGTGATTCTTCATAGATTTTTATCAGTTGATCTATAGAATAAGTCTCTGCCCCTTTTTTATAGATTTCTTTGCCTCTTACAATGTCGAAGAGAATGTAGTTAGCGTGTAACCACTTTACGAATTTACCTATTTCTTTAGGAGGAGTGACCATTTTGTTGGCTTTTCTATTTCCTTGTGTAACGTATATCCAAATTTACTAAAAAATTCAATCCAATGTGCTTTGGGCTTTATATTTATGTGTCCCCAATCTTCATCAAACTTTGTGTAAAAAGGAGTAGAACTGAAGTGTAAATAGTTGCATTCAAGCCTTGAGAAGAAAGGAATAAGCTTTTCATCTGTAATGTGTTCAGCAACCTCTATGCAAGATACTAAATCGCCTTTTATCATCATAGTGGTGAAGTCACCCAAATGATAAGAGTCTGCTACATTTCTTTCATGTGCATACTCAAAGTGGTGTGGGTTAAGGTCGTAGTAAGTTACTTTCTTTCCTACCTTTTTCATCTGCTGACAATATGCACCAACGCCACCACCTAAATCTGTGAATGAACTAAATTCTATTTCACTTGTTATTAGTTCGGTTGTGTCGTTATAGAGATTGATAAAAGAGGGATTGTCCAAATGAATGCCGTTTCGCATTTCCCAATCGAAGCACTGGATGTCAGACCAATTACCTCCGAAACTATTTACGCCTTCTTCTTTTTGGTTGTTCATCGGTTGCTATTGTTGCTGCTTCAAGTTGTCTTTCCTTTTCCATTAACTCGGCATGGTGTGCGTTTGCTCTTACGATTAGTGAGTACAAAGACTCTACAAAACAATTAGAGCAAGTTGGCATTGGTCTTCCCATCTCTTTAAAATAGATGTCTCTGATTTTTACGTTGTCTTCAGGTGCTACTCTGAAAACTCCAGAGGATTTCCACTTAAGAAAGTTCTGATAGACATCTCCTGTAATGTACAAAATCTCTTCTTTTGTCATATATATTTATTTAAAAGTGTTGCTGTTGTTCCTGCTGCGAAAGCGAAAGGTATTCCGATTAGAGAGTGATACCAAAATAGAGTGATCCAAAAAGCCATACACAGCTCACACGAAAAAGGCTTTGGAAACTTATAACCAAATTCCCTAACAAAAATCAAACTCATCGATGCTATGCCTAAAATTACTAACAAGTCTTGCATTTATTTCTTTTTTAATTGTGTTTATTACTCTTAAGATTTCCTGTCTGCTTATGTCGGTTGCTCTGCTGATGCTCCTGGCACTTCTTGGTTTAATGTCTTTGCTCTTGTCTCCTTCAGCGTATAAGGTCCAAATCTTCTGCTCGTACCAATCTCTGCTATCAACAACCTCTTCAATGGCTAAATGTAGCATCTCTCTGTAATGGCTGTCAAAAGTGGTTATATCTTGAACCTCTACTATGTCATAAAGTCCAATGGGTGAAAGGTAGTTTTTTTGAAAGTTAGTGCGTTTGCCGTAGAATTGATTTAAGCCTATCCTAATGATAAAGCCTTCCCAATATCCGCTGCTGTACTTTTCCTCAATCCACTTGTCATCTTTTTCGCATAGGATAAGAAATAACTCTTGGTATAAATCAGAAGCTAACTCTCCTGCTATCTTTTGACAGAAATCCCGTACCCACTTTTGAGTCGTTAAGTCTTTTATGATTTGTGCCTTTTTTATACATCAAAGTTAATTCCTATTATTTAACAAGTTATAAACACATTTTAAACAATTCTATCTGAATCGTCTATTGAGTACAAAGTCCAACCTTGCTTACTATACTTTTTGTAGTAGTACATTAGCTCCTCATCATTGTTAAGACAAATATGGATTGATTCGTAGTACCTCTTCATTGTAATTGTCAGGAATCGCATTTAATCGCTGTTCTATTTGTTTGTAAAGTTGTATCTCGTACTTTGCTCCGATGTGCAATAAATCGCCAATCATATTTCTGCCGTGAATGACGGTGCTATGGTCACGATTGATGTACAACCCTATTTTAGTTGTTGCCTCCTTCATATAGACGTTAGCAAAGTAACAGAAAAAAAATCTTGCAAGTACATACTCTTGCCTTCTGCATTTACTGAAGAATTCAGATGGAAGTACATTTAAAACATCACAAACAATCTTCATAAGGTTGTCAAGGCTTTTGTCTTCGACTTTTGCAATTATTTTAGGGTTAATGATGAGATTTCTGAGCATTTTAATCTCTTGGTTTTTTTTTGATAACAAAGCCTCGTATCTCGCTTTCATTCTTGAGTGTTGTGCTTTTAGTGTGATTAAATCGGCTTGGTAGTTCATATAATTTGTTCTTTGTATCGTGTGTATTTGCCTTCAAAAGTCATCGGAACTGCAACGCATTGTCCGTGTCTGTTTTTCCCTATGATTAACTCTGCATCCAATTCTATCTCTGGCTTTTCATCTGCGTAGTAAGCAGGTCTAAAAGGAAATAGCACAATATCGCTGTCTTGTTCTATTTGACCACTTTCTCTTAAGTCTGAAAGCATCGGTCTTTTATCTGCTCTTTTTTCAGTTTCTCGTGATAGCTGTGCAAGTGCAACTAAAGTAATTCCTAACTCTTTAGCCAATAGTTTGAGCGTTCTACTGATGTGTGCTATCTCTTGCTCTCTTACTTTTTGATGGCTTTTAATTAACTGCATATAATCAATGAAAACTATGTCAAGACCATGTTTAGCCTTGTGTAGTTTAATCTTTGCTGCAATGTCGTTTATGTCGCTATTACTACCATCGTCAAGAAAAAAGTCCATGTTCATTCCATAAAGCCTATCGGTTATTTCTTTTAGATCCGTTTCAGTAACTCTCGCACTCCGAATTTTGTAGTTTTCTACATTAGCAATAAAAGAAAGGTATCTTTTTGCTAATTCATCTTTGGACATTTCAAGAGAAATAAACAAAGCCTTTGCATGTCGACAGCAGTCAATAGCAAGTGATAAAGCTATTGCAGTTTTACCGCTTCCAGGTCTTCCTGCTATTACAACCATATTACCCTTATTCCATCCACCCAAGTACTTATCCAAGTACTTCCACCCAGTTGAGATACCTGTCATGTTAGTTCCTCTATTTACAGCATCGTATAAAGTGTCAATCACATTACCTGCTACTGCTGAAATTACGGTTGCCTTGCTGCTTACATTAACGGTGTTTTCGGTAACCATCAAATTTATGTCCGCTATGATTTCGTTTAGTTCTTTCGAGAAATCTAAATGAGCAACTTTACTTTGGATGTTGTTTTTCTTGTAAGTAATCTCAAGCTGAAGAATTTCTTTTTCTAAATGGAGATTCGTAGTAACATAGTTCTGCATCGTTGCAATCTCTCTAATATGCTCACGATGTCTTAAACCTATTGAGGAAAGTGATACAGGTTGATTACTCATGTAAAATTCTTGCATAGTAATTACTACGTCTTTTCTAAATGAACTAAACCAATTTGGGTTAAGTTTCATTATAAAGTTGTGTGCATCTGGATAGAGAAACATCTGTCCGATTATGCTATTTTCTATTTCAATCATCTAATTGAGCGTAATTAATTTTAGGAACGGAAATTACTTCTTTTGTTTTATATGGCAAAGCATCTTCCCATCTTCTTTGATTTAAATAAGTTGTAAAATGTGGAATATAATCTTGCTTGTCATTATCCTTATGGTTTTTTATGTATAAAGGTATGTGATTTGCTATTGCTTCCTTATCCTTTTTATTAAGCCTGTTATATTTCGCCACAGCGGTAGTTCTATTTCCAATCTTCCCATATAAAGAC